ACTACGCCGTAGTTTAGTGTTTTAGAGCCGCCATCATCCATAATACTTCTTCCAATAATAACATTAGTATCTCCATTTATCCAGTTTGCGTGTCCGATATTATAACCGATTATTGTATTATATTGACTACTTGAGTAAGGCAGAACCATCGTGCCTGTTCCTGCGACCACATTTCCCGTTCCTGTCATTTCAATAAAACCTTTGCTGACATCACTTGCTCTTAGGCCTATCTTGCCATTTACATCTAATGTATAACTCGGACTCGTTGTCCCAATCCCGACATTGCCATCATTGTAATAAATATTTAAACCTGTTCTCGTCCAATAATTTATATTTTTTTTTATAAAACTATTTAAAATTTGATATTCAATAAGAAATCTTTTTAAATTCATTTCCATTAATACCAACTCCCTACTGTTGTAACATTATATGAACTATCATAACCTAATACAAATGTGTAACTACTTCCGCCAATATATTCTATTACACTGCCAATTACACTTCCTGTTCCAATCGTAGTTCCAGAATATGTTACATATGAAAAACTAAACGCAGGATTTAAATTATACGAATGGGTTGGAGCTAATTGTTGAATATTAACAGTTCCACTTGTAACATAAATATGTTCTAAACTTAATGCTAAACTTCCAATAGAAATATCGATTCCACTTATATTAATACTTCCATCTTGATTAATTTTTAATAAATACCCAGAACCCAATCCATCAATAATTGCTTCTGCCATTAATCTTCCACCTCATCTAGTTTATCATTTAGCATTATAATTTCTCCTAAAAGTAACCAAAGAAGATAATTAGTTACACTCGCATCACCATAATGAAATGTTGGTTTTTTTAAAGTCGGATTTTTAACTTGTGCTCCCAACATGCTCATATCATTCATAAATTGTTGTATTGTCAACATTTGTCTATTTGTAAACTCTTTTTCTTCTATTTCTTGTTCAATATTTTCAATTTCTGTTTTTATCGGTTTTATATCTTTTATTTCTTCCATTAATCTAATCCCTCCCCTGTAAAATTTATATAAGTGTCGACTTGTCTTTGTCTATGAGTAGATTTTCTTTTTCCTCTTGGCGTTAAATCTTGTTGTCTTATTCCTTCTATATCTGCTCTTTTTCCAAATAATTTATTTTCTGCTCCCTGTCTCATAACTTCTTGTGCTCCTTTTTTCCCAGTGCTTCCATCGCCTTCTTCCCAATTTCCAGTTACAACTATATCTTCTTGATCAATTGCCAAATTCCCCGAATTACAAACATGGACATAGTCACTAATATTATTATCAACGACATATCTTTTATTACATGTTGGGCATATTTTAACACTCATACTTTTCTCCTAAATTTTCTTTTAATTCTTCTCCTAATTTCTCTCCTAACTCTTCTATTTCTTTATTTTGTTTTTCGTTTTGTCTTTCTATAATTTTCATCATACAATTTCCACAAATCCAATTATTACCATAAGCGACTAATGCATCTTTTTCACAATTTTTTACTGCGCATTTTATCCTATTCATTTGTTTAAATAAAATACCTCCTTTTTATTTAATTGAAATTGATTATATATTTTGTTTTTCATTTTTATTTAAGTTCTACTACAGGACCATAACAGCATCTACACATCGAATGTAAAGGCATTTCTGGTTCATTGCCAATATCAAAAATTTGCCCATTTAAAGATTCGCACTCAGGACACGTTCGGTCACCAAAACTTGCAATCCATTTAACTTTATCAACTCCGTTTTCTTTATAATATCCAACTGCTCCCATATTTGCCAATCTTGTAACTTCGCTTCTTACAATTCCTATACTTCTTTTTTCTGCCGATTTTGCAAGTATCGGCAAACCACTTGCTCCAATTTTTACTTGACCATCTTCTGTCATTCGATATAAATCTTTTAATCCAATTTTATCGACTTGTTTAGACATTTCTTTTATCCCTAATCCCTTTTTAAATCCATTATCCAATATTTTTCTAACTTCTTCTACTTGACTATCACTTAAATATCCAGCAAGATGTTCTGCTTCTGTTAATGCTCGTATCTGATTGAAATCATAATTTTCTAAAGCATTATGAATTTGTTGTAAATATTTTTTATATGAAAATCCTAACCATTCCTCTATATCGTTTATAGATTCAAAATCTTCTTTTAAATCCTTTTCATTTTCTTTTTTATTAGAATTTTGAATAATAAATTTTTCGGAAGAATTTCTTGTTGTATCTTCTATATCTATTTTATATTCGTGAGTATTTTGTTCTATAAATTCTTTTGTAATAGGAATAATACTTTCTCTTCTTTTTAATCTTAATAATTTATTTTTTATTGAGGGAATTTCTTCTTTATTACGAATTAATTCCTGTTTTATTTCTACTTCTTTTTGTTTACCCTCTTCTAATTTGGCAATTTTTTCTTCATTCTCTTTCTTTACTCTTTCTGTTTCTTGTTTTATAAAATCAACAATACTCATAATTTTTTCTTTTTCTTCTGTAGATTTCAATTCCGATTGCTCTTTATTCCTTTTCTGTTCTTCTTGCATTCCTTGTAATACTTTTATAATTTCAAGTTGTATAGAATAGTTTTCTTCTGGTTTGGGCTGTTTTGGCTGTTCTTCTTTTGGTTCTGGTTTTTGTGGTTTATTCTCATTCTGTCCTGGAACTAATGGTTGAGGTCTTTCTTCCTCTCTTTTTCTTTCTTCTTCTGCAGTCATTGATTCATATTCTTTTTGATTATAATCTAAGATTTTTACAATGTCTTGTTCTATCAAATTAGATAAACTTCCACTAATTACTGGTATTCTCATTAATTCAGTTAATCTCAATAATCTGTCATGTTTTTCTTGATTGCTTGGTCGCCCCCATTGAAATTCAACATAAACATCAAATCCATTAGCATTAAGAACTCTTTTAAATATTTGTTGTTCAATAATTTTTTCTACTTCGGATTGTATTGACTGAATTCTTCTTTCAAATGCATCCATTTGAACTTGTGCCAATCCTTCTGGAACGTTTGACATACCCATCAATACTGCAGGGATTTGAAAGATATAAAATAACATTTCTTTATCATGTTCTAATAATCCCGCAAATTTATCTCCTATATTTCCAAAATCAATTACCTTAAAATTAACTAATGGGTCAGTCGCCCATTCTGTTTTATTAGACATCGTTTCCATCTTTGCTCCAAATGCAGTTACATCTTCTGCTTTTGGAATTATTTTTATATCTCCTTCAACCTTTCCCAGTTGCGCATGTAAAGGAGAGTTCGCCTTTCTACTCATTATAAAATGAGAATCTTTGTCATTTTGTAAAAAATTATTAATATCTCTAAATGCAGGATATCCAATCCCTAAACCATATCCACTATCTCCAATTACATTAAATAAAAAATGAGCAATTTGTTCTGGAGCAAAAGTAATAAGTTGTTTTCTTTTTATAGACGAATTATAATTGAAATCTTTAAATCCTCCAACATATTGATTATATCCTATTATTTTTCCATAATTGTCTCTCATAACATACATTTGATTTGCATTTAAAACTTTTAATCCATCAACTCCATCTTTTTTGTTCCCACCTATTTCTAAAAATCCGTTTCCTTTAACTAATGCTTCTTTAATCCATGCTCTTAATACTGTATCTAAATTCACATCCCTTATAAAGTCATCAATAATTTTTTTGGCTCGTTCATCTTCACATTCAATAAAAAATCCTGGGCCAACAACAAAATCAATATATTTATCAACCACAGCAGTAAAAAATCCAAAATTTTTATATAATTCTTCTAATTGTTTAAAATCAAATGAATGTTCTTCACCTAACTCTTTTGGGAATTTAACATCTTTTTTTTCTATTTCTCCTTTAAATTGTTCTGTTAATAATTTACTAATATTAACACTTGAATTTATTGTAGGATTATAGACAAAATCAATAATGCCATTTTTTTTAATATTTTTTACAAACGGATTCCATATCATAAATAAATTATTGTATAATTATTTTTAAATATTATATTATAAATTATATAATATAATACTAACTAATACATGGTTTGTATATATCTTCGTCTTTACATGCCCAACAAGCAAGAGCCAAAGCATCGGGATAATCATCATGACCTCTTTCAGAATGATGAATTTTTATACCCCCAGAAGATGTTAATTCTCTTCTTAAATCTAAAAGTTGATAAACTAATTTTTTATGATTTGGGAATTTTAATTTTCCTTGATTCATAATCTTTTTTAGATTTGAATACATATCCATTTTTGATTGCATAGTAAATCTCACTCCCTCCACAATTCCAAAAATGCCTTTTTTACTAAGTTCTTCTTTTAACCAATCTTCAGGACCTTCTCCAAGTCCTGTTTTATCAAGACATATTTTTGAATATTTATATTTATTATATAACTCCATATTTTTTGCCACAATTTCTCTTTGTTTGTTTTTTTCATAACTATCAATACTTACAACTCTTTTATCTTCTCCTAAATACATTAAACTTATAAACACGCTTTCGTCTTCG